GGATGTATTGATAAGCATCATCGATATCGTCGTGGCGATTTTGATTCCCGTCCTTAATATCATCATTGCCATACTCGACCCGATACTATCTTTGATTGGCACGTTGGCGAATGCCCTCGGAGTATTGATGGAAGTCCTCGCTCCGCTCATTGATTTATTTTTAGCGCCTCTTATTCTTCAACTTGATTTTATCAAGTTACTGCTTGAAGTTTTTGCCCCATTGCTCACCATCATGAGCGATGTCATTGGTGCGATTTTAGTTCCAGCCATTGAAGTACTGACGACTGTTCTTGAACCCGTTCTCTGGTTACTCGAACAAATTATCAATGCCATCAGTTGGATCATAGATAATATCAGCAAAGCCTTTAAGGGTATCGGCGATTTCTTCAATGGCGTTAAGAATTTCTTTGGCGGTTTATTTTCCGGAAATCTTTTTCAATCTAACCAAAGCGAAACCAAGAATGCCTACACGACAAATAACGTCGTCGTTAACACTTCAAGCAGTAGCTTTGATATCGAATCCATCAATAAAGCTTTAGGAGGAGCTTACTGATGCGCTCCCTAAAAATCATCAATGAATATGGCCAAAGCATTGAACTCACTGGCAAAGTTCTCATCAACGGCATTGAAGGCCTAGGCATCACAAGAGAGAACGAGTACCTAGCCTTTCGTGATCGTTATTCATTAGCAAGAATCAGCCATGGACTTGGCGATATTACGCTTGGGCTCGTCTTTTTAGAAGGTTATAGCGGATATAAAGACTTTGTCCTTTTCATCTCACGTGCGATCAAACTGTTCCTTGAGTATAAGACGAACGAAACCTATCTCTGTAAAATAGCCTTTAAAGAAATCACCAAAGGTGAGATATCGTTTGGAAGTATTCAAAGCAACCTCATCATCGTGAAGTTATCCCCTTGGTATCGAAGTAGCGAGTTTGCTCTTGAAGTGTCGACAACTGAATCCGCCAAAGAGTTTCCTTATGTCTATAACTACACCTATGGCGCTAACGCTAACGGATCCATGCAGATTACAAATAGTGGCGACTCTGATGCCTATCTAAGTCTAAAGATTATTGGAAGGATGAAAAATCCGTATATCATCGTCAATAAAAACGGAGAAACAATAGGAACGTTCAGATTGTTTTATGAAGGCGAAGATATTGTCTCCATGTCGAGCCTTCCCGATGACGAATACATCAAGGTCGCTGATGAAAATGCCTACCAACTTCAAGATTTCACTTGTAAGAATTTTCTAACGATTCCTAAAGGTGAATCGGAAATCGTCTTCTATCCCGGAACGAGTGATCCAGCGACTTGCTATCTAAAAATTGAAGAAAGTTTTGAAGGTGTCTAGCTATGAACCTACTTATCTATAGCCGCCTTGATTTCACATTTAAAGCCAATCTATCGATTGAATCCTTTGAGATTATATTAGACACCGTCATCAATAGCGAATCCACTTTTGTAATTAGTGGTAGTGGTGGAGAAACCGCTCAAGAAGATATCGCCATCTTGCATGAACGGAGCTTCTTTTATATCGGAATTGTAAAGAAGATAAGCGCCGAAGGAATCAAAACGAAGATTAACACAACTCACTTCAATGATGTTCTTGAAACCGAATACCTCACTGTCAATTACCCTCTGAGTAATCTAGGAGAACACATTAAATCACTGATCACGAATAATCTTATTTCTAATCCTGATTCAACCCAAAACATGACCTATCTCCAGGTGCGAAATGAAAGCATTGCCCAAGGAGCAATCAGCGTCACAAAACCAGAAGTTAAAACCATCGCTCAATTGATTAGCGAACTCAATGCGACAAATGGCTTAAGAGTCGAAACTCGACTTGGCATTGTAAGTGGAGAAATCACCCATCTAAAAATGGTGATCCTCGATGCCGTAACAACGATGAAACTGCGTTATGATCTAGCCTTACTTCGCAATCTATCAATCAATGAAGATGGGAGTATACCAATCAATAAAGCAATCCTCTACGGTGATAGTCTAGCTACACTAACTTATTACCTTCTAGCTGATGGAAGTGTGAGCACGAATGCGAGTCATCCATTACGAGTAACACCAGTAAAGTATGCATATATCGAATATCAAAGCGGCGATGATCCATTAGTGGTCGCTAAACAAGCATTAATAAAAGATAAGTTCCTTCATGCCATCACCTTTGATGTCACGATGGACAATCAGATATTTATCCCATTTACGAACATCGCTCTCGGCGATCAGGTCGAATTCATCACGAAGACAAAATCAATCCCCTCAGTTCTCAGTCAAATAGCGTTCAAGGGAACCCTTAAGGAATGCTCGATAATCCTCGGAGAACATCGAATGAAACTGACCGAGAAATTGAAAATGATAGAAAGAAGGAAATAACATGGCCATACGCAAAATAACATTTGATGGAAGTCAAGTTTCATCTAAAGATGATGCTGATTTCTATTATCATCTGCTCGATCTAACGCCCGCAGGAGTAATCAAAGGTCTCTATAACGATTGCACAGTTACAGCCGGCAATAATCTTTTGACAGTCGCCAAGGGCGTAGTGGCGGTCTATGGACGTCTCATACTCGTTGAATCCAATAGTCAGGTAGCAATCATCCTCGATTCAGTGAAATACGGATATCTAATTCTAAAAGTCGATTTAGCAACGAACGTCATCACTCTTTATGCCAAAGAAGGAACATCAACCTATCCTACCCTCACGCAAAATAATCTACATAACACTTCAGGGATTTATGAACTACCTCTTGCTAGATACCAAAAGACAGCAACTTCGCTCACCCTTGATAGTAGTTTCGTAGTTCCGTCAATCAGGTCTTTAGGCACAAGGCTCACGAGTTTAGATACGAGTCTTAAAACTTACGTTGAACAAAACTACGGCTCAATGCTCTTGACTCCGCTTTCGGCATATGGAGCAACCATCGCTAGATATGATGTTTCCTCTTTGAACCTCAATAAAACACTATTCACTGTGCGACTTAACAACCAGGTCTCGCTGACATTTTCGGGACGACTCATCAGTAGTTCATCGCTAACAAACATTTCCTACCTATATCTACAGACGAGTTATTACTTTGTCGTCGAGTACTCTGGTGGCGAAATCTTACTTTATTCATCAACGACGGATTATGGACATCGAGTAGCCGATGTTCAGGTATGGAGGTAAATTATGGAATTTATAAGAAAGAACTTTCCATTAAGCACGATTCTACTTATCTATCGCATGGGTTCAAAAGCCTATGGCGTGGATAACGAAAACTCCGATGAAGATATCGGTGTCGTCCTTGACGGTTATAGTGGCATGGATCATATCGTCGATTATGAAACGAAGCATGAATACTTCATTTTTAGCAAGGAACTCTGGATTAAAAAGATGGAGTTTGACACGAGCTTGGCAACTCTCTTTCTCATCTTTCCTGATGAAGTCATTGGTAACACTCCACTTTATATAAAGGAGGATTTCATAACCACTTATGAAAGCTATCAAACTAGGGACTTTGCCTCATTCTTCAAAACATATCTTGGAAAACTCATCGACTACTTTGAAACCTATCTAAGTGAAAATCATCAGACAAAAACGATGTGGCACTTATATCGGATTGAAGAACAAGTTCTTCGGTTTGTCTCGACGGGCGAATGGTCGCTTACTTTAGCGCCAGGAACCATCGAAAAAATCCAGGTCTACAAGCAAAACTACAAACTGCAGAATGAGCATTCGCTCAGCGAATTTAAAAACATCATTCAATATCTAAAGGAGGTGAAGAACCATGAGTGAAATAGAAACAGTCTTGACGGTCATCAGTGTCATCGGCGCACTATCGACAATCTTATTTGCCTATCTGGCTTTCAAAAGAGCAAATAAGAAAGAAGATAAACTCTCCGGGAAAAACGAAGGGATCATCATTTCCGACATTTCTTATATCAAGTCGAGTACCGAACGCATCGAAAAGCGACTTGATAAGTTAGAGGTCATCAATACCGATACGACCACCCGCGTTGCCGTTTTGGAACGGGATGTCAAAAGCTTAAGTAAAGCCAAATATGCTAGAAAAGGAAACTAATTAATATGAATGAAATCATCATCTCAATCATCAGCGTTGTCGTCACCTCAGTAGTGTTACCCCTTGTTACCTTGGGTGGAACCAAGCTCATCCAACTCATCAATCAGAAGATTAAAGACGAAAAGACTAGAAACCTCTTAACTGGTCTATCAACAATAGTCGAGCGTTCCGTTCGAAGCGTTACCCAAACTTATGTCGACTCACTCAAGAAAAGCGGCAAGTTTGATCAAGAGGCCCAACAGGTAGCATTGACTCTTGCTAAAGAAGAAGTGTTGAAGGAACTGAACCAAGAAACCAAGTCATTTATCGAAACCAACTATGGAAGCATCACTGACTTCGTGACTACCCAGATTGAATCAACGATACACCTCATCAAGACAAAATCAGTCTAAAATGTCGTTTTTCTTTCCTACCGACAACAAGCAGTTTCCGTAGAACAACAAGAACTCGTAAAAAAGGATAATATTTTAAAAATACTTTATAATGCGTATTTTCTCTACATAGATGAGCCATCTGCCTAGCGAAGCTTTGATACAGTTATCAAGGTTTTTTTATACTCAAAATGAATAAATAGTGCTTTTTCGTTGTTTTCTTCATTTTTGAGCGTCTAACGATGGATTTTTGTGAAGAAAAATTGAGGAAATTAGCGATTCCTAAAACCAACCTGTTGAACGATTGATAGGGTGGTTGCATTTGACGTAAATATCGACCAGAATTACGCTTTGTCAATATAAATATAGTTACGTTTGAAATTATGGCAAATGTGAAGTATAATAAATAAAAATGTTATTCAATTTCATTTGGCAAGGAGATGTTTGAAATGAATGTAAAAAGAAGGAATTTTGTATTTGGAACAATGTGCTTATTGAGTGTTTTAACTTTACCTGTGACACTATTTGGGAATAAAACTGAATTGTTCAATGGTATTCTTGCCAGCGAAAACCCATATTCCATTGTCTTTGAAACAAGCAAGAACAAATTAGCAGTCGGTGCGTTTAATCCTACTGGCTATTCTGGAAGTGGAGTAGCCACAACTGAACTAGGAAATGAAGTAGCCTTTGATTATAGCCTACTCATCAACCCAACCTCAAACTGGCAGACAATCTTAGAAGGTGGATTCTTTACCAATATTAATCCGATTCATGGAATGGAACAGATTACCATCAATAAATCAGATACTACTGCCAGCGTAAAAGTATATTGGTCCAATATCTCTATTTTTAGTGAAGGTCAATGCGAAGTTTTTGCTGCTGCTACTGATTCATTTACCTGTACATTCGATGAATATAAACCTAATTACATCAAAGTCGTTGCAATAGGAGCCTCCTTAAATATTGAAAATATGGAAATCGAGTTTTCCTGTAGCGATGAGAATCCTCTCGAAGGTGGTGGATCTAAAACCGTCTTAATGGGGATGTATCCCCAAAGTATGGTAACCGACGCCACATTATTAAGTACACTAAATTCCGCAAGGGGAACCCTCCCAACCTCATCCAATAGTCAATCCTGGACGAGTTACGGTTACTACATTAGTGGTTCCGTCTCCTCTTATATGTGGTATATCGATATTAGGGATGAAACTGACGGATATCGCGGTGTTTATTTCACCAGTTATCGTCCATATTACACAACAACATCCTCAGACACTTACCAAGATGATAATGGTTACAACACAAGTTCTGTCTATTGGTTTAAATATGAGCCAATTACCTGGCGAGTCCTTGATGTTCAAAGCAATCGTGCCTTCTTAATGGCAGATCTTGTTCTCGACTCCCAAGACTATCATTATTCGACTTCAGAACGAACCATCGGTGGGAGTACCGTCTACGCAAACAACTATAAAGAATCGCATATTCTTTCATGGTTAAACGATAACTTCTATAACACAGCCTTTACAGCCGCAGAAAAGGCAAGAATTCAAACCACAACAGTTGATAATAGCGTTGCCTCAACCGGTTATGATCCCAATGCCTATGCATGTGCAAACACCAGTGATAAAGTTTTCTTGTTAAGTTATGCCGAAGCGACGAGCGCAACCTATGGATTAAGTACAGACGCATCAAGACAACTTCAACCAAGCGCCTACGCTCAATCTCAAGGAGTTTATACATATACCTCAAACGGCAATTCTAATTGGTGGCTGCGGTCGCCGTACAGCGACGGCGCCAACCGCGCGCGTAT